TCAGCTTGAGGGTCAACCGCCTTTGCAGGTGCCGCCTTTTTGCCACCACCGAAAGTTTCTTCAGCAACCGTTGCGTCACCGTAAACGTATCCACCTTTTTCAGTGTCCCATTTTGGTGTCTCACCTCTTGCAATCGCCTCAAGGTATTCAACAGGTTTTTTAGAATACACATCCAACCAAGTTAACTCATCGTTAATCCAAGCATTTGCTTGCTCTTTTTCTGCGTGAACAGGAGCTTGGTCTTCATACATAATTGTAGATACACTTGTGTACTCTTTACCTGCCGGTGTTTTTGATTTTGTTAACTCGATGATTAAATCACGTCCTGTTGTGGGGTCAGTGATATCACCTTTGTTTCTCCAAATTGGGATGATTTTGTCCAAGATACCATCGTTCTTGTAATTGTGTTTGAATCTCCAGAACTTTGGACCATCTTCTTCACGGTCTCTGTCGATTACTTTAACGATATAGAACTTACGAGACTTATATTGTTTCGCTAATTCTTTATCTGATTCTTTACCCGTAGACATTAACTCTTCGTAAACCTCGTTTAAAGGTGAACGTTCGTTGTCATTCTTTCCTGGGTCATAGAACTTCTGCCATTGACCACCAACCTGAATTTCGTGGTACCAAGCTTCTTTAAACGGTGATGAACCGTCTTGGGTAGGAAGGATTCTTACCTTTCTTTGTCCCGATTTCTCTTTATCACCAAGGATTAAAGCGAAATACTTTTTCATTCTTTCGTCTTGCGACATTTTACTTTGGGCCCCGCCCGATGAATTCTGTGATTTCTCATACTGTGCCAATACGGCGTCTAATACGTTACTCATGTTTTTTTTTTGATTAAAATTATTAAATTGTTTATTAAATATAGGTATAAATAGGTTCTATGTCAAATAAAAAAAGGTCATCTTTCGATGACCTTCTCAATATTTCTTTTCTGTATTACATTAAATCATCCTCTGTTGGTTGGAATGATTTTTTGATATCATTTGCATTAATGTCAGTTACTTCGTCTGATGTTAACACATAATCTTTCTTACCTGTTAACTCCATTTCTTCTTTCTTATCGTCAAAGAAATCAGATAGTTTTTGGTTGAAAGGATATGAATCATACGACCTTAACTCTAATTTTTCTTGTGGAGTTTTTTCTCTGTATTTTTCAATCTTAGCTTCAAGAGTGTTCAATTTAGACATTATTTGGTCCATCTCACCTAATCTTGATTCTAACTTATTTAATTGTCCAAACAAGTTTTCAAAATAATCTTCTTGTTTTTTCTCAATGTTTTTTTGAGAATCAACTAATTCAGTTACATCCAACTCTTCTGAGCTTTCGTCCTCATCATCTTTCTTTTCTTCTGACTCACCGTCATCGTTAATCTTTTCAACATCAGGGTCATTTGCAACGTCTATTGGTTCAGCTGTTGCTGGTGCCTCTGGTGGTGGAGGTGCCGCCGCTGCAGGGTCTGCAGGTGGTGGTGGTGCTACTGCACCTAAATCAGCACCTAAGTCTTCAGCCGGTGGTGGTACTGTAGCATCTTGCTCCATTATGTATTTGTTGATATTTCTATATCTTTCAATTTCGCTGATGATTTTTCTATCTAAGCTCATGTTGTTATCCGTTTAAAAGTTGTTTTATTCCGTTAGCTGTTTCAACTCTAACTTTTCTATTAGCGGTTGTCTGATGACCGGCTCTTTCGATTAGACCATCTCTTTCTCTTACCGTATAACAGTCTCCAGTATCCAAGTCACAAACTTGTTTACTTCCGTCTCCGTTATCTTCCTCAGAATATCTCACTGATTTTCCAAGGTAATTGTTCAATGCTGATTTTAAGTCCATAAAAATCTTTTATTATAAATATACTGTTAGTATGTTAAGTGTTAAAATAGATTACGAATGACGCTGTATAATATGTTTGAGGATTGTTTCCGTTAAGTGAAGTAGCAATAACATCAACTTGTCCGGTAAGATATGCTGCCGCATCTAATTCTTCCTGAGTAAAGTAATCTAAAGCGATATTAATAACGTTAACATTATCAATTTCGAATTCTTGTAAATTATCCGTAACATATCCTGGTAATGCAGTTTTCTTAATATCACTTTTACTTTGTATTCGAGTATTATTTGGTCCTCTTTTATTTGTTACTAGAAGAAGTTTTAAGTCTGCTTGTGGGTTTAATCTCCAACCAGTAGTTTCTGGATTGATTGATATAACCAATTTCTCCATACCCTTCAATCCATTAGTTTCAGTTTCTAATAGAACTTTAGGACCCGCTTGTCCATCTTGTCTTGTTGAACTTGTGCTAGTTGCGATATCTGTTTGTGTTTGTTGACTTACGTTAGTTGTATTCAACGGTGCAGCAGAAGCACTTGTTGTTTTTGACGCAGGGTCATACGTGAACTTATTTGTACTTGTTACATCGCCATTTTGAGTTTTTACGAGTATGGTATTGGATTGTACACTTGTTGATTGACTTTGAGGAACAGTGACCGTAAGTTGAGTTCCGTCATTTGATTTAGTAATTCCTTTAGTTACAATCACATTGTTTATAGTGATTGAGGTTGTCGATTGTAAGTATTTTCCTGTAATAGTCAAAATAGTATTCTGTCCACCAAAAGTTGGTGTAAATGAAATAATAACAGGTTTTTCACAAGAGGTTGGTGTAGGTGTTGGTGATGGTATTGTACCCACAGTAGGTGTAGGTGTTGGTGTAACAGAACTTGTTGCAGTTGGAGTTGAGCCAATGGTCGCAGAAATTGTTGGTGTAAGTGGTGGTTCATAAGTACCAGTTAAGTCAGATAATCCCAAACTTATTGCGGACTTAATTGCTGATTCGAAATTAGCTATTACCGCCTTGAACTCGGTACCCTTTTTAGTTTCGTAATATTCTTCTGTAAAGTTTGTTGTTGGCCAATAACAAACATAGTATTTTGGTAATCCAATTTGTGTTATTCTTTGAATGTTCGGAGTCAACTTAGAAATCATAAAATCTAAAAACTTATTTATATCTGAGAAATTAGCAATAGGTAATATATTTTTAACATTTGTTGCGGTTCCTGATTGAACATTCACACAAGAATATGTTCTAGGTGTTTGATTAAAATATATGTTGTTATTAACATAATCTATATCCAAGGTTACAGTTGCAAAGTTATTATTGAACCCAACAAAAGAATTTGTATCTTTAGTCCCTTGACGTACTCTAACATAACATATAGTGTATATTATTGTTTGAAGATACGAATCGGACGTCTTTTTAACAATAGCATCTTTAAACAGTTGTTCTGAAAGTGGTGTTGCAGTTGTTGTTGTTGACGCCCAACCTTGTTCTGTGTATATCGGATTTAATTTATTACTACAAGTATTTTGGTCCTCTCGTTCACTCTTAGCCTCCTGTATAATTTTAGCAGCCTTACTTTGGTCTGTTGTTGCACCAGGTGTTGGCGTTGCATCTTTTTTATTAAGAACCGCTTGTTCAATCTTGGTTAAAAGATTTTGATTAATACTTTGTAAGAAACTATCAATTGCCGGTAAATCAAAAATACCTTGTCTAACACCTGTAATAGTTGTCTCAAAATTACCTGGTGTAATATTATGTGAAATGTCCGTAATCATGTATGGCCCGTTGAACATGGGTACATGTTGTAAGTTGAAATACATTGTTGGTTGTAATAAGGCATTACCTAGACATTGTATCGTACAAGTATAACTTCTATTTTTGTATAGATTATACAAACTAACATTTTGAGTCGCAACATTTCTACCTGACGCTTGGTCAATCATATTCAATTGTGCGTTAATTGCCTCAGATGTAGCCTTTCCCGCATCTTGTGAAACCGAGAATGAATAAAACACATTTTGATTTCTTGTTCCTATTTCCACATTAAACCCAACACATCTGTTTGATAGTCCAAAATCTTTTTTGTCTTTTAGGTCTTCAATCAATGGATTCTCAGAGGCTCTCTTCATTTCAAAACTATCGTCCCTAAATCTGAAATTACCTTTTGGTAAATCCAAATATTGTGATGGTTTACCTGCATAAAAACAAATCATTTTTGGACCTGAGTTTCTGTAATCCACATTCAAATATGTCCCCCACATACTATTCGCAAACTCAAGTGAACCTTGAGTTTTTTGTGGTATGTTAATCCCTGAAACATCTTGTACATTATAAAAATTCACATAAGCCGGAAGAGGCATTACCGTAAAATTATTTTTGATTAAAATTCCACTTATAAGTGTAAAGACACTCATTGACTCACTATATGCATTTTTACCCAACATTGATTGAAGGTCAAATATATCAATGATAATTGTATCTCCGATATTTCTTGATGCTCTGTCTAAGAACATCATATCCTCAAACAATGTTTTTGTTTTGTAGTCACCACCAGCAACCCACTTATCGTTAAGAGCTTTGAATACCTCGTAGTTTTCAACTTTGGATTGTTGTCCGTCAATGACTGATTGAATTGTTCTTTCAGGTAATTGAGAATACCCTTCTAAGTTTTTTCTAAGTGATTCTAATGTTCTATTTAAAACTATATTTTGTAGGCTAGTACCATTAGAAATGAAGTTTTGTATTTGTGTTCTAAAATTTCCTGTTGTGATTGTCGGATTTAATAATTTTCTCGTTGCATATATTTTTATCAACTCAGAATATAAATTAATGTTTGGTACACTAAATAACATATTGTTATCAACAAAGAAGTCAGTAATATAAGAACCTTTATCTGAATATTCTAAATTGGCAATTGTTGAGAATCCTACGGTTGTTTGTAATGCCACCCATTCAAGTGGATACTTTGCTTTACTTTGTGATAATGTTATTCCACCACTTAATGTTGGTAAACTATTTTTAACATATGGTTCGTATCTAATTGGGTCGGTTGCGGTGCCAAGAAAAGAGCCAAATATTCTTCTATTGTAATTTCCGGGGTTACCATTTCTTAAGATAACATCATACTCCATGAAGTTCTTTATGTTT